TAGAGGTGGTTTTAGTGATTTTACAAAAAGAGGAATTGTAAGATATAATGAAAAAACTGATTTAGATTTACAAGCTATCTCATCAGCAACAAGTTCAGTGGCTGGAGGATTTGAGTTAATACTAGTAGATAATTAATATGATAATAACTAAAAAAAGAACAGTCGGTTTAGATTTAACTACAAGTAATCAAGATATTTATACTGTACCTGCCAACCATGAATCAAATATTAAAAGTATATTCATAAGCAATACATCTGGTAATACAGTAACATTCAGTTTAGATTGGTATGATAGTGCAAACACTACATATCATACTATAGCAGAGGCAACCACACTAAAACCTAATGGTCTTATTCAAATAACAGAAGGATTCTGGTTATTAAAAGAAGATAAGATAAGAGGACTAGCTAGTGCAAATAGTTCAGTTCATATTAGTCTTAATATTGAAGAAGAATATGTACCAAAACAATTTAATTAAAGGTAAATAATGGCAAAACAAAAAGGTCTCTACGCAAATATAAATGCTAGAAAACAAAAAGGCATATCACGACCAAAATCTAAATCAACAATAACTCCTGAGGCATATGAAAATATGAAAAAAGGATTTCCAAAAAAGAAAAGAAAGTAATATGGCATTAACAGAGTCAGAAAAAAAGAAACTAGATAAATATAATTTACCTGGATTAAACCAACCTAAAAGAACCCCAGGACACCCAACTAAAAAAGGTATAGTTGCTGTTAGAGATGATAATAATATTAAAATTATTAGATTTGGTGATCAAAATATGGGTCATAACTATAGTGCAGAAGCTAGAAAAAGTTTTAAAGCTAGGCATGCAGGTAATATAGCTAGGGGAAAAACAAGTGCTGCTTATTGGGCAGATAAGTTTTTCTGGGCAGGCCCAAGTGGATCTAAAAAGTCACCACCTAAATCTCAGACACATAAAAAAGGTATAGCATAAAATAAAAAGGGGAGCCATAAAGACTCCCCCCACAGCAAGGCAACACGACAAGACATCTAAGTTATCTTAGGTGTCTTTTTTTTTGGGCTTTACGATATAGTGAAGGATCACTCCATCGCTTAGTCCAAAACCAGTTACTTAATTTACTAGCATAACTTTCTAGTTTATCCATAATACAATTATGCCAAAAGTAATATCTAAATTTTTTGTATAATCTGTTTGATTTCATCTTGTAATTTTTTACATGTTGAATTAGCATGATTAATTATTGATGCACAAAGATTAGCATGGAATGGGTAACCTTTAAGAGCATCTCTAATTTTAGTAACAGGCTTTCCACCATAGTCTATAACTACTGCATTGTTTTTATTTAAACCTATCTTTAATTCAAACAAGATACCAGTATACTTTGATATATCATCTTGTTCTTTTATATTATCCTTTTCTTCTTTCATCTGTATCCTCGCTTGCTTTAATAAAATCTGCACCTATTCTTGGGTCTAAAGGACTCAAAGCAGATAGTGTACTCATTAGTTTAACTACTTCACCATATGGTCTAGTCATTAAGTATCTCATTAAATCCATTAACTGTTCAGATGTTATAAGATAAGTCTTAGGACTAGGTTTATTTTTTGTTTCTTTACTCATATTCCCTCCCTATTTATCAGTAAAATATTTGTTGAGGGTATTTATATTATCATCAGCACTAGATATTTTATTTATCAGTTTAGATAATTCTTCTACAAATTGTGGGTGCTCACCAATACCTACAGATGAATCAAGATATATAGTAGCAGAAGCATATGCATCTGCAATCTCTGCCTCATACTTTTTTCTTAATGCATCTATAAGTAATAGTTTAGTATTCATTAGTATCCTCTATATTCATAGAATGTTTTTTCAATAAACTCTTCATCACTAAGATAAGGATTATGATTCATCTTTAATCCTTGTAGTTCTTTAAGTTCATTAACTGTTTGTGATAATGTTTTATTTTGTTGTAAGCATCCACATACTAAATCAATAACTTCAATATGTGCTTGTTTCATTGCAGACATTATTGCACCTCCTGTATTAATCTATTTAAATACCAGTTAGCCTTTTGTAAATCTTGTAAAGGCTCACCTTTAAATTTATATCTAGCTACGTACTTAAGTACATTACCTTTTAAGTAACCGTGATATTCATCATTTGTCATGCAATCTCTAATCACATCAATAGTTTCTTTCTTACCTTGCTTATAGTGATTAGGAGAATTAACATTGTCGTGTTTATTTCTTAGCATATTCTCTCCTAATTGCTTTCATATCAATAGTCTCTATATTATAATTACCATCTTTAACTTCTCTCTTAACTATCAAACCACTCCACCACATATGCTGAGTATCTTTAGCATAAGGTTCTGGATGATCAAGATAACAACCTGCAGATAGTCCATGAATCTTATTACCATTTGGTAATGTAGATATAGCATAATCTAATAAATGACTATGTCCTACTGTAGCAGAAACTTTATGTTTTGTCAATAGTGTTCTACCAATATTTTCTCCAGAGATAGCAGAGCCCATAATACCAGAAGGAAAATGATGAGCATAATGAATACCATCAACTAGTTTAAACTTTTTATAGGGTACTTCCTGCCAACCATACTTACTAAATAATAGATCAGATATTTTCATAGTACCTTCTAGTTCTGGATTTTCATTTACAAATCTATCTATTCTATCTTCATGATTACCATGCAACATAATCTTTTTAGGTTTATGTTTTCCTAATCCTTTATTAAACAAACCTAATGCATCATGTGAATGCTGCATATCTAATTGGTATCTTCTGCCTTCAAATGATTTCTTACCTTTATCATATGAAGAAAGAGAATCCATACTACAGAAATCTCCCATACAAATAACATGGGTTGCCTTTACATCTGCAGCTAATCTTCCTGCCCACAAGAATCTATCATTGCTTGATTTAGGTGTGCAATGAGGGTCACCTATAACTAAATGTGTTGCCATTAGTTCAACTCCTTTTCTCTTTTATGTTTTAAAAATTCAATAAAGTCAATAACATTATCTTCAGAATCAAACTCTGCAACTGCGTTCAATGCCATATTATCTTTATTGTCTTTGTTTTTATCATCAGCAAAACCTTTTAACCCATAAATAAAAATAGTTTGAGGGTCTTGAGTTGCTGCCTTTATCATGCCTCTAGCTATTGTAGAGCATAATTCGTATTGTTCTGTACTCATCTTAGTATCATTATCCATTGTTATACCACATGTAAATCCTTTTTCCCAAGGAGTAATTAATACTTTAATAGAGTTCTTAAATGTTGTATTAACTTTCTTTTTTTTCATTCTTATACCAATATTTATCTGCGTTTTCTTTATTGTATTCTATTACCTTATGTTCATAACCACGTTTCATACTTTTCTTACCAAAGTGTTCTGCCTTATCAATAGCATCGAATAGAAGATTTGTATATATTATATACTCTTTATCTTTTTTCTTTTTATATAAGACAAAATATAAAGTCATCTATTAAATAATGGGGAGCAGACCCCTCAAACTACTCCCCATCATACTCCTGTGTCTCTTCCTTTTTAGGGTTAGAAACTTGGGTATACCATACCCACTTAGGATTCTTACCTTTAGATTGTTGTTGTGGTAAATGTTTTATGTTATTACCCCAACATGGAACTTTGTATGGACAAAATGTACATACTGTACCTAGTACTCTATTGCCAGTAGGCTTTCCTCTAAATGTTTCTTGAACATCATCAAAGCATTTTTTAAATGGTGCTTTATTTTTTAAAGCACTATAGTTATCAGTAGCTTGTTTAATAAACTTATCTCTATAAGTATCTTGGACTTGTGGAGTTTCACAAACAGCCCACTCTCCTGTAGATTTATTAATTGCTATCCAACCCCCAAAAGGTTTCCCTTCACTCTCAGCATAAAGGAAACCTTGTGAGGCATAACCAAAGGAATCATTATTAACTACTTCATTAAACCCTCCCTTTTCTCCAAACTTATGTTCAAAGGAATATGGTGATGTACTTTTAATATCCCAAACTTTGTTATCAATTTCAACATCCAGTCTTCCAGAGATATTTTCTTTGTCAAATTTATATTCAACTTGTTTCTGTTCACTATCAATTTTAACTCCTGCAGATTTTAAAACAAATATTGCTAAGGCTTCTATTAAATCACCAAATGTATTTCTCATTTTGGTATTGTATGGTTGCCCATCACCTTTAATACCCTTAGCTTCCATTTGTAATTGGCATAATGGTCTACCTATATTAGACATTCTGGGTTCAAACTTATCCTGTCGTTTCTCTGAGAACTGTTTTCGCAAGGCACTTTTACATGCCTCGCCAAACTCATTAAGTAAATCCTCAGAGATCTCAACAGGACTAGTAGATACTTTATCCAGATAAATTTTTACTTTGTCTAGTATATTATTCATTATGCTGTAAGTATATCTTCTGGCAGTTTATCATCTAACTCCTCAACAATCTTTGCTGAATGAGCATCTGAATTATTGAAGGCTTTATTTCTAGCAGATTTATATGCTGAGATAACTTCATTATTCTCTTTATCGATTGCTTGTCTAAAGATATTCAGAGTATCATTATCTTTCTCTGAAAACTCTAGATTAGTATTAGAGTTAGTTTGTATTAACGGAACATAGAAAGTATTACCACCTCTCTTTTGTCTCTCAGTATCAAGTTTTAATGTACACTTAAACATTAACTTCCCACTATCTTTTAAAGATTTGATAGCATTACTGACAGGTAAGAACGCTGTACCAGACACTCGATACAGAGTAGGTAAGTCTTCTACGTTATGAACAGAACCATCTGCAAGTCTACCTTTAAAACTTACTAGACCATAGACTAATCTATAACATCTAATAGTTCTTTGTTCAACTTGTTGTTCTGGTGTTAGCTGATCTCTATCTTTATATGGTACCTTACCACAATTGACTCCACCTAACATATCTATAGCCTCATCTTTATGAGATGAGAATATAATTGATCTATTAACATACTCACCTTTGTCTGGACTATAGTTCATATACTGCATACCACTTAGGAATGGTCTAAAGGTTACTGGTTTCCCATATGCAACCTTACCTAAGGTAGTATCAAACACAGAGTACTCTCCAACTGGTAACTTATTACCATTGTCATCTTCTGGGTTTCTATTTATTGATAGCCTAGGAATACCATCCCCACTATTAGTGCCATCATCTTGACCGATTGCTTTCATAATTTGTTCGTCAGTCATCGAACTTATATTTGCTAGTTCATTTTTAGTCATTGAACCTCCTTGTAATAAATTGCGTATATCATATTTTTAATATAATGTCAAGCATTATTTTTTATTTTTTTTACTTTTATATGGTGGGTAAATTGAATCACAAATCCACATACCTACTACAAATATAAAACATAAACCAAGTATAGTTTCTAGCATAGTCTAGTTTCTCCATCTGTTTGTACTACTTTAAAGCCATCAGCTTCTGCAAATTGTTTCCATGCAGAGTAGTCTTTGTAATCTCTATTTAAATAGAGACTACTATATGAACCTTCATAACTATTTACAAAGGCTTGATACTCTTGATAAGAAGAATAATCATTATCCTCAAACTCATCTAAAGTTTCTAGTGCTTCTATCATATTTTACTCCTTATATATTTACAGCAACGCATTCATAGTGAGTACTTTTCTCACCTTCTGCCTCTGCTATTTGATTATATTTTTCAGTTATTGATTCTGCTTTTGATTTATTATCACTCGAAGATTCAATTCTTATATATGGTTTGCTCATAACAAACTTTACTTTTTTTACTACTAGATAGTATTTCATACAGCTATTACCTCCTTCATATCTAACCAGTTATATCCTATTTTTAACTCTGTGTCAAGTGGAATATTAAATTCTATATTATAATATTCTTTTAGAGATTGTATTACTCCACTTGTACCTTGCTTAAATATTTTACACATAATATTTTCTTCACCAGGATACACATCAGCTACAATAGAATCATGTACAGTATTTACTAATAAACTTTTAACTTTATTTTCTTTCATAAGATTATAAATATTTATACAAGCAAGTGGAACTATATCAGCAGTAGCAAATCCTTGCACTGGATAATTTTTTATTTGAGTTCCATAACTTGAACCACCCCAAGGCATTCTTTCAGCATAAGGAAAAGCATACTCTCTACCTGTAGGTATCTTTATTCTTTTAAATCTTATAGCTTCATTTTGTAATTCCTCATGCCATGCTTTGATACCTTTATACTTTTCTAAAAACTTGGAGTAATATTTCTTTTCGTTTTCAGTACCAGACATTCCACCATATAATGGTTTAAAGGTATGTGCTTTAGCATCTTGCCTACTTACACCAATAATATCTGCAGTATATTTATGAACATCAATATTATTTTTTATATCCTCAATACCTTGAGGGTCTTGTGACATAAATACAGCAGTTCTAAATTCAAGTTGTGCAAAGTCTATCTCTAATATTTTACCATTATCAAATCTAGATTTAACTACTTGTCTTATAGGAAACGTCTGACCTCTAGGTTGATTCTGAAAGTTTGGATCCCTACTAGATAATCTACCTGTAGCCGTTACAGCCTGCATAAATTTTGGATGTAACATTCCATTCTCATCAGTATGTTCTTTCATACCATCAATAAATGTAGAGATATAAGTATCTACTGCATTATATCTTACAATAGAATCTAAGAAATCTCTCAACTCTCCCTCTGCTTCTGAGGCTAGTTTGTTTAAAGTTATCTTATCTGATTTAAATCCTGCTTCAGATACATCATAAACACTATTAGGTATTTGATTAAACCCTGCAAGTTTAGCCATCTTAGAATAGATAAATCCTGCACCTCCACAATCAGAACACTTAGTATATTTTTTATATTCTGAACCATCTTTTTTTATTCGTTTGATTGAACCATTACCTCCACAAGGTATGCATTTACTTGCTGTAGTTTTATAGACAGGCTCTGTATTACTTTGTACTAACTTTCTAAATTGTAATCTTGACATATATGGTCTACGTTTAGATTTACCAGTAGCTTTATCAACTCCAATATTAAATATCTTAGACCATTGATTTTTATCAATAGGTTTTTTAGAATAGATTAACCATGATAATTGTTCTGGACTAGATAAATTAATTTCTGTATCACCCATTTTATTATATACAATTTTATTTATCTTCTGTTCAAGGTATGCTTTCTCAGCCCTGTATTCTGCATCAACTTTATCTAATACAGCTAAGTCAATGTATATACCATTACGTTCCATATCACTTAATACTATTAAGAATTGACCCATCATCTTTGCAGTAGTAATTAAATCTTTATTAGCAGGTAATCTAAAGTCTGCCATTTGAGAATCAAATAATCTTCTAGTAATCTGTACATCATTCTTACCATACTCCTCAACTAAATCAGCAGGTATGTTATTAAATGATACACCTCTATCTAGAAACTCTTTTATCCTATCATCTTTCATACCAATCTTTCTTCGTTGGCAACACATTTGAAGTGTTAAAGATTTTCTTACACCACGATTTAAAATATATTCTCCAAGCATTGTATCATATACTTTACCAGAGTATTTAAATCCTGCCTCAAGCAACCACATTAAATCAAACTTTAAGTTATGACCTACTAGTAATGTAGTTTCATCTAAGACTTCTTGTATTCTAGCATAACAACCTTTACTTATTCTTTCAGAATGATATGTAAAATAATATTCCAAACCATACTTAGAATCTAATCCCACACTAACTAATTTATTATCAGCATGAAATGGTGATGGGTCAAACCCATTATGTTTATTTTTTTGAAATGTTGTTTCAACGTCTACTATTGTAATCATCCTTCGTACCTACTTATTTCCTTTCTAATAACACAGTGTGGTTCCCCATGAAAACCTGTTATTTTATTTTTACTTATACATAAACTTCTAGCTTTATTTTCTTCACCAAATTCTCCTATCTTTTGGTTCATACCTATACCAATAATTAAATCTGCTTCGGCAGCTTTTCCAGTTTTAGAATTTTCCATCATATCAAATGATAAACTATTTCTATTATGTGCATCTGCTGATGCTTGAGATATTGCTATTACTGCACAGTTTCTACGTTTAGCTATCTCTCTTGCACCTGTATAGATTACTCTTAACTTCTCATCTGATCTAGAAAATTTACCATCTACATTTACTTTATCTAATTGGTCAATAACAATTATATCTGGTTTATATTTTTCACAATGAGAATCTATATCATCTAAACTCCAATCAACTACATCAAACAATTTAATATTGTCTTTTATTTTTGCCCATGTAAAGTGCACCTCTTTCATATTGTGTTCTATTTCATCTCTAGTATATCCAGTTGAACATGATATAGTTCTCATTTGAGTTCTTATTGCAGGTTCCTCATTTATAAATGCATGAACCTTTGCACCTTGCCAAGCAAATCCATCTGGTGCAGAAACTAAACTAACCCAGAAAGCAGTCTTACCTGTTTCTGGTCTAGCAAATGCAATCATTAAATTACCTGGGCCGATTCCACCAACTGAAGTTTCTAATATTGATAGATTAAATTTCCATTTTGTAGTAACAGATAACTTTTCTATTATTTCTCCTATGTCATTTGTCACAGGTTTTATACCTTCATCTGGTAAATTTTTTTTATGGTTATCAATTATTTTACTTATTGAATTAAAGTTTGCAGGCTTACCATTAAATATTTCAGTAGCCTCGATAGCAATTTTCTGAGCAGTATCTCTATCAATCATTATGTTAGCAATATCTTTTGCTATTGCAGGTGTTGGGTCTGTTGTTTCTTTAATCTCATAAACAAGTTCTTCAAATTTTTCTTTAGCACTTCTAGTTAGTGCAGGATTAAACTTGCCTACGTGTAATGTATAAACATCATCTACTTTTAGATCACCATCATAGTCTTTGTGTGCTTTTTGTAAAGACTCAAAGAATGAACCTAAGTCTCCCTCAAATATATTACGAGAGATAACTCCTTTGTACTCATTATAAAAATTTTTATTGAGCATCATTTTAATTAGCTGTTTTTCCATCGTGTTTCCTTTCATATACCATTATTAAATTTTCTTATTCTATCATTTGAATACTCTACTATCTCAGATAGTCTTTCATTTTCTTTTACAAGTTTTATTCTTACGACTTCTGCTTGTCTTAAATCTTCTAACCAACTATCTGCTTTAGATTTTAAAGTTATGAGTTCAGCTTCTAACTTTTTATTCTTTTCTGTTAGTTCATCTATTTGTTTAGTTAAATCTAAATCACCTCTATCATCTTGCTGATTCATTCTAACATATTTTCCTGCATCAAAGTCCCCTGCATTAGGATTGTTTGGGTGTGGTCTATCTATCATTTTGTTCTCCATAAAATATATTTCTTATCTGTTCGCTATTATAATATTTTAAGTCTTCTGTCAAGGTCTTTACCTTAACATTAGTTAAACCCTTTGATCTTAATTCTTTAGTTATACTAAATGATTTAGTTGTGGCATCTCTGTCAAGTGCTACATAAATAGTTTTATACTGCATGATATGTGCAAGATGTGTTTCAGCTAGTGATGTACCCATGATAGCTACACCTGTCAATACTCCAGATACTGCACAAGCAGATGGACAATCCTCTACAATAACTGCATCATCACATTGACCACAAATAAAAGGAACGTTCTTACTTCCATACATAAACCATTTAGGATAAACAGATTTGTTTAATGCTCTACCTACTGCACCACAATACTCATCTGAGAAATGATTCTTAATCATAAACACAACTCTTTCTTTTGCAACATCATATTTTATTTCTGCTCTATTCATTGACCAAGCATCCCAACAATTATTATCTTGTAAATACTTCATTGCTTTTTCATTTGAGTATGGAGATTTAAAACTATCTGGTATTAAAAATTTCTTAGGCTCATTTGTTTCAGATTGTTTATTAAAAGTTTTATTTACATACTTGATAGTCTTCTCCCCTTGATGTCTACCTTTAGCAGAGCATGATGCATGAAAACAATACCAACTTGTTTTATCTTCAGTTGTATCTACCAATAATGTATTTTTGTTATGACAGAATGGACAATCCATTCTTTGTTTCATTTCTAGTTGTGTATTTAATCCTCGTATTACTTCTAGTTGTTGTTGTATATTCAAATGTTTTCCTCTGTTTTAATTTCTTCGTATGTAATAGTATATCTATCGAACCCATAGAAATTGTTAGCCTCAACTTTCATTAAATTTTCATTTAAATAAAAGGCTACTTCATTTTCTATCTGCTCGTATGTTGGTTCTTGTTTGAATGGAATTACTGCTACTGCTTCTATTCCCAGACCTGTCAGTCTCACTTTGTATTTCATCATGATTTATTTCCTTATCATAGTTTTTATTATTTGTCAAGTTATCTTTTATTTTTTTATAATAATTTGGGTGGTGCCATGCAAATGTCATATCAATATGTATCTCCATCTAATATTTTTTCATCCCATAAGTCAATGCAAAAATTTTTGTTATTAAATATAAAAGAAATTACAGAACCATTGCCATTAAAATAAGAATTAGAACTGGTGACTTTGCCACCAAGTTCTTTTATCTTATCTTCTAACTTCATGGTTAGTTTAAGTCTGTCTGGATTCTTTATCATTTTTTACCTCTGTTATTTCTGTATCTTCTGTTGACATTTCATCTTTAACTATTTTCCATTCACCAATGTAATCTTCATTTTCCATTTTTTCATATGCTTCATCTTTATCATTAGCTAGCACATAGTTTTCTTCTATTTGATATCCTCTAATTAAATTAGATACTTTCCATTTTTTCATTAATGCTCCTTATAACTTACTTGTTTAACATCTCTATTCCAACAAGCACGACAACTTCCACACTTGCCAAATTCATATTTAGCTTTTTGCTTTTTATCTAGATTTAAGTATGACTCTTTAGTCCACACATTACTATCTTTATCTGTACGATAAGCAAGACATTCTTTACCTTTATGTTTTTTATTTTTATGCACACCAGATGTCCACTTCCAAAACTTAGGTATAGATTCATCAACCTTTAATGCTGATACACGCAGGCATAAATTTTCTGGTATGTCTTCTTCTTTAAAATGTTTTACTATCTGATACTCTCTAGTAGCTAACCAATGTTTTATATGTGGTGTCTGTCTGCATATCTCAAATATTTTTTGTAAATGCTCAACAGATTGTAAATCTCCAGAGTCAAACCAACGATGAAAAAGCCTTGATTTATCTAGGTTTTTGTACTTGATAGTCAATAGTTCTACCATATAGTCTACCCATTCTGGTAGTTCTATTGCATCATATCTTTTTTGGTATGCAATTTTAACCATAGGAAATACATAGCAACCTTTCTCAGCATAACATTTATTACATATAGTTCCCTCAATCTTAGCAAGTTTCATTCCTGTCTTACAATACTCAGTAGGTATACCCCAAGAATACGCAGGCATTTTACTAGTGTTAGATAGCTTACCTATCTTATCCTCTATTTGTTTTAACTTATTCATATAACTATTACCCCTATGATAAAGCCAAATATAAAACAAACTATCTCAGTTCTGTAATACAATGACCATTGGTTTATTTTATCTATTAATGATTTCATATTTTCTCCTTGTGTTATCTATGTATATTACAACATAAATTCTGGTGTGTCAACTAATGTGTACTTAGCAAATCTTTTTTTCTCACCGATATAATAATTACGATATGATTGAATGTAGTTATCTTGTTTGTATTCTTCTGGCATACACAATGGGGGTATGAGAAATGATTTGTATTTAAATTTATCTTTTACTTTGTCTGTAATTTTTAAAAGATTGTTTAGTATTCTACCTGTACTATGTACTTTGTTGTTGTACCTGTACCGATATTGATTAAGC